CGCCCCTGTTGGGCGTCACCCTTAAGTTGAACTATGTTCAGCATCCATTAGTATGCCAACAACCCTTGTACGACGTGAGGAAGAACCGTTTATCATTGAACCTGTTGAAGTTCGTAGACCAACGGTGAACGATCCGCGCTGGTGCGTCTTTCGAAAGCCTGGCTATGCCAAGCTTTTCGAAGAGATTACACCCAATTCGGATGGTTCGCGTAACTTATGGAAGAGTTTCGAGCACTATAAGCGCTCGGTCTCGACCCCTAGTTACTTGAATCGGGGCGAATTTACCATCGACTTGGTCAGCAATACTGACCTTTGGCGTGGTACTACTTCGCGACCCGAGATCTTCCTTAACTCTTCGTACGGAGGGTTCGGAAACCCTGATGATGCCTTTTATGGCCTTCAGGGGCATTACGTCAAACGGTTAGACGGCGGCTTTGTGCCGGCGCCTGCCGACCTCGAATCATTAATAGACAGGTCTTTACAGACCATGCTACCAAAGATTCGAAGTGAGCTCTCGCTGATCAATTCAGTTATAGAACTGAAGGACTTCAGAGGGCTCTTCCGCAGTGCACTGTCTAAGATAACTAACTTTAGACGCACCTTTAGGGGTGCGCTAAATAAGCCACTTAGACAGCTTGTCCGATCAGTGCCTGGAGGTTATTTACAGTATATGTTTAACCTTCGACCACTGATATCTGACATTTCGGCGATATACCGGAGTGTCGCCTCGGTCGAGAAACGTTTAAACGATCTCGTCACGAGGGAGGGCCGTGTTAGGTTGCAGCATTTTCAGTGCAACTTAACTGAGGACGATCGCATACGCGTTGAAACACGTAAGTTTTGGATGGGTTATACCTGGGCGTACGATCCTGCAACAGGATGGTACGACGGGCAATTTCCTATCTATACTAACGTGGACAACGAACAAACGATCGTTACTGACCCGGCTACGTTCCATGCCCAAATTCAGTATAATTACAATTATACTGACTACCAGCGCGAGCATGCTCGCGTGTTAGCACTCTTAGATGCTCTCGG